TATGAATGTTTGTTGGAAGACGTTATAAAACAAAATAAAGAACTATTTCCAAAAAACCTTGAAATTAAAACTTTTTCAAAAATTAATTTTCATAATTTAAATATATTATTAAAAAGTTATAATATTAAATTTATTATTATTTCTAAAATAGAAGATAATTCTTTTATTACAGATAATAAATCTGATTTATTAGATAATATAACATCTGATATTTATAATAGTAATGAAATTTCATCAATTGTAAATGATGATTATATATTATCATATTTTAAAAAAATGCTTACACCTAAAAAATATAATTTATTATCAATGTTTATAAACAATAAGAATACATTATTATTAAATGAAACAATTAATAATGATTTAATTGACGAATGTAGAAAAAAGAATAAAGAACTTAAATTATTAATTGATTTATGTAATACTAATACTGAAATAAAAGAACAAAAATATTCATTTATAATAAAATATATTGAATGGGAAAGCTTATTATGTTATGAAAATAGAAATTGGTTAAATATGCATGATTTAGATGCTAAAACATTTTTAATAAAAGGTTCAAATGGAAGAGGTAAATCAGCAATATATAATATCTTATTATTAGCAATATGGGGTAATATTAAAACTAAAAGTAAAAATAATATAAATTTATCAGGTAGTATTATTAATTCTAATAAAAAAAGAGCATCAACGATCGTAGATATTGAAATAAATAATATAGTTTATAGAATAGTTCGTAAATTTGATAAAACTAAAAAACAAAAAGATAATAATAAATTTGAAACAAGTTTAAATAATGATACAACAACTATTTATAAATTTATTAATGATGTTGATATGATTATTTATAAGGATGGTAATGGAAGTTCTAATGAAACGATTAGAGAATTATTTGGTAGTATGGATAATTTCTTACATTCATCTATGATTACACAAAATGTTGATAATGATATTTTAAAATTGGATCATTTAACAACTTTACAATTAATTGATAAATATAGTAATGTTGAATATATATTTAATTTACAAACTTTATTTAATACTGCTAATAATAAATATAAAGATCTTAAAAAAACTATTGAAAATAAAAAACAGGTTTATGAAAAATTACTATCAACAAATAAAATTGAAGAATTAACAGAAGAAGAAATTAAAACTACTAATGATTTAATTTCTGACTTACAAAAACAAAAAGATGAATTATTAACAAAATTTAATTCTATTATGATTGATATTAAAAATCCTAAAAATCTTATTATTCTTGATACTGATTTTAATAAACTAATAGCAGAATTAGAATATAGAATTATTGATGATAATGAATATCAATCTATTTTAATTAAATATAATGAACTAAAATATTTATTAAAAGATGTTGATATTAAAATATTAAATAAATTGAAAGATAATTATAAAGAAGAATATGAAAATGAAATTTTATTAAATATTAATAAACCTTGTGAATTATCTATTTTAGATGATGAAGAAAACTTCCTTAAATCATATTTAATTAATTATAATGAAAATGATAATGATAATCAAAATGATGATAAAGATATAAATTTATTATCAACTGAAATAAAATTAAAGTTAAATGAAAAGCAATTATTAGAAAAAGAACAACAATTATTAATATCTACTAAACCCGAAACTATAACTAAACCTATTAAAGATGAAAATGAATGTATTATTGAAATTAATAAATATTATAAATCTATTGATGAATTAAATCATTATATTTCTACGCATACTAAAATTAATAATACTAATAATGATTGCATAATTGATATTAAAAAGATGATTACTTATGATGATTATAAATTTAATGAAAAAGAAATTATTAAATTACAAGATATTATTAATAAAAATAAAATAGATTTATCTCAAATTGAAAATAATTTTAAATTATGTTTCAAAAAACAACAAGAACATAATGAAATAACTATTAATATTCCTGCTAATTCTATTAGTTGCAAAACATCTACTATTGTTAAAAAGTCCTTAAATACAATTAATATTAAAGAAATTGAGGATAAAATTAATAACGATGATCTAATTTTAAATAATTATTATAAAATTCAAGATAATATTTCTAAATTGGAATGTGAATTATTATCTTATAAAAAAGAATTAATTTTATTTACAACCAAAGACGAATATAAATTTAATCCTAAATGTAAATATTGTTGCAATCGTCCATGGGTTAATCGTATTAATGAATTAAATATTATTATTTCTAAATATGAGAATGATATTAAATTATTAAATGATTGTATTGATAATGATGATAATGATTATTTATATTTATATGAATGTAATCAAAAAAATAAAGAATTGAAAGATAAATATTATTTATACATTGAATGGTACGAATATTATAAAAATAAAGAATTAAAAGATAACACTACAAAAGAATTAAATGAAATCATAAGTTCAAAAGATAAATTAACTAAGTCTATTACTAAATTTCAAGATAAATTAAGAAATTTGAAAGATATTAATCATATATTTAATATTATATCATTTGAATTATATGATATTCTAATTAATAATCAAAAATATAATAATTGGAATAAATGGAATATTCAATATTATCTAATTAATGATCATATTAATCATCTTTCATATATAATTAATCAAATTGAAAAAAATATTAATTATAATAAAAATATTAAACCTCGTATTATTAAATATAATAAATTAAAAATATTATATAATGAATGGGAACATATTAATAATATTAAATTAATTGTTAATTCTTATCATTATTATCATTTTAAAAATTTAATTGATACTTATGATAAATTTAAAGAATATAATAAATTAGATAATTCTAAATCATTAATAAAAGAAAAATTAACATTAAATGAACAAATAAAAGACATTGAAAAACAATTGAAATCGCTTAATGATAATTATATTAAAAAATCTACTATTGCTGGTTATAATAATGACAATAAACAGGCTTATATTAAATTATGTCATATGTATGATAATATTGATGATATTTCTGAAACATTAGAAGATATTATTACTAATTTTCAAGCTTTTAAAATTGATTTATATGATAAATATATTTTAAATAATTTAACTAAAAGATCTAATTCTATTATTAAAACTTTATGTCATAAAGATACTAAACCTTTCAAATTAGATTATTATATTAATGTTGTTAATGATAAAATTCATATTAATTGGCTTATTAATAATGATATTAATAATGACGAAAAAAAAATTATATCTATCACTCAATCTTCCGGTTTTCAACATTTTACTATTTCATTAGCTCTTCGTATGAGTTTATTTAATAATAAAAATGAAATATTATGTAATCAATTATTTATTGATGAAGGTTTCGTAAATTTTGATAAATATAATCTTTCTATGGTTCCACAATTCTTAAAAAGTTTATTATTATATTTTAATAATGTTATAATTGTCTCTCATATTGATATGATACAAGATAATATTGATGAAATAGCAGAAATAAATTATAATAAATTAACAGGTGTATCAGAAATGACTTATAATAGTCAAAAGAAAACAATCACGAAAAAAACAAAAAAATAAATCATTTAAATATTGAAATTATTATTCTTATTTTTCTTTTTTTATTTATTATAAAATAACCAAAAAATGGTTATATATTCACAACTAGACATTTATTCATCGTTCCATTCTAAATAAATGTCTCCGAGTTTATTCTTCAATTGTGCAGCCTCATAATAAGATAGTTCAGGAATTTCATCAATAAATTTTGTGATGAATTTCATTTTATCTCTCTTTTTACGATTAGGCTCTCCTTGTTTTATAAGTCTCTCAATCATTATTTGCCGTCTTTTTTCTTGTGCTTCTAAAGTATTTTGCTGAGCTATACCAATCACATAAACACATCCAATACCAACTAAAATGGCGTCTACTACAATTGGCATTGTTAATAAATATTTAATGAAGTTTGATTCAATTTTTAATTATTATTCTAGATTATTAAAGCAAAAACATTTATTTTTGCTTGTTTTTATTATTTAAAAAAAATGACATTAATATTTATTCTTAACTATTTATTAAATATGCCTATGACTAATGCTGAAAGACAAAAGAAATTTAGAGAAAGACAATTATTAAATAATCGTGATGAATATTTACATACACAGAGCCAATATAAAAAAAAACAATATAGAAAAAAATATAAAGACGGTGAAGAACCTGAAGAAGAAATTAAAGAAGAAATTAAAGAAGAATTTATTTTATTAAAACCTATTAAAAAAAGACAAGCACTGCTTAATAAAACTATTATTATGAATGATACAAAAAAAACTTATATTAAAAGTTTATCAAAAATTTATAATTCTTATTATCATAAAGATATTACAGATGATTTTAAAATAGAATTAGATAAACTTTTATCTATTCAAAAATATAATATTAAACTTATCAAAGAAGAATTTAATATTATTAACAAAGATATTTATGACATTATTAAAAATACTTCTAATAAATCAGATATTCGCAATCTACACGCTATTATTACTCGTATTAGAGGCTTTTCTACTCTTGTTAAAAAAATAGCTCCTTATATTGATGATAATCAAATACAATATGCTATTGCTAGAAATAATAAAGAATTTACATCTAATATTCAACGTAAATATTATGCTTTATCTTTTAATAAAGATGATATTATTAAAAATTTGAATAATGATGATTTAGGATTAACATCAAAAGAAAAATTATTATATGGTTTATTTACTCTTTTTCATACTCGCCGACCTGTTGATTATAATAGAATGTTTATTGTTAATGAAAAACCTAAATATGAAACTAGAAAAAAAATTAATGATAGAAATAATTATTATTTTGATGGTGTTTTCTATTTTTATATGACAAAAAATAAACAAATTCAAAAATATAATGTTCCTTCTGAATTACAACTTTTAATTAATAATGAAATTAAATCTAGAATTGATATTATTGATGAAGAAAACAAAAAATATTTATTATTAAATAATCATAATAAACATTATAAATATGGTTCCGAATTATCTCGCGATATTATGTTAGTCTTTAAAAAAATTTATAAAGTTTCTATTTCTGCTGTTGAAATTAGACGATTTTATTGTACTTATCTTAAATATGAGGTTAAGAATGGTGATATGACTGAAGAACAACATAGAGAAATTGCCGAAATGATGAACCATTCTTATGAAGAGAATTTAAAATATTCATATGAAATAATTTAATAATATTTATTCTTCATCTTCATTATCATAATTTATAATATATTTTTTAATATCATCTTTTA